CATTTTGAGCTAAAGCAACAGAAGTTTGTCTAATATCAAATTGGTATTCTTCAGCGATACGAATTGCTAAATTAAACACTATAGCTTCCCAATAGCCGGGAGGGAGGCTAATGTACGCAGTGGGATCATTAACGACTGTAAAAGGTTTCCAAGATGTTAAAGTAATAGTTTCGTTACTTGATGAACATATTGGATAGATATAAGCGTTTCCGATAGGAAAACCTCTATCGTAAAATAAATATCCTGGGAAATTAGTTTGTAAGCTTTTAAGCCTTACAGCATTGTAATCATCCCATTCCATAATTTGCATGGGGTAATCAACAGGTATGCTGCCTGTGTAGATAGTAAAATACGCATCTATAATTCGGCTTGGCCTGATAGTGTTCCAAGTAGCCCCAAGACCTATAGTATAGGGATTGGTATTAGCTGATAATTGGAATGTTTCTCTAGTGATCTGGTAAAGCATCAATTCATCAGCAGACCATGAATCAAGCATACGATTAAGCGATTCTATACCGTCTTTAAGCTCATTTGCGGTTAAATCAGTATCTACAGATGATACTTGAATTAACCGCATTGCAGCGCGTACTAAATCATTTGCTGTATAAAGCTGACCAACATTGCTGACCATCGATACAGCAACAGTGTAAGGCGTTATATAAGCCCAAACATTAGGCTGATTGCTCCAAAATACTGATAAATTACCCCAGATTGGTGCAGGGAGAGTCCAAATATCATTAATGAAAACCGTTGATATGAGATTCCCACCTATCAACTGAATGTCGTAATCCTGAGTGCCATCAGCTACCCAAAATGAAATATTATAGCCACTAGATATTACAATAGGGTTAGCTATTGGCGTAGTCATTGCTTGATCTTGGAAGATCGCTACCGCAGAAGAAGTATTTGCGTAAAATACTCCCGCAGAAATCAAACCTAATTGACCCCCCAATTGAGGTACTAAATCTATAGTGAAATATCTAGCCATATAAATTACCTAATTAAGTTAAATATTTCCTGTAATAGACGTGTGTGCGGCGCTCGTAGTATTTGCAACAACAGAACTAGAAGCTAATCCAGCGCTATTATTACCTTGTACAATATAATAATCCCCTGTACCAGTTAAATCGACCATGTTAGTAAATCCACCTTGAGGCGTACTAAAAGGGCCGCCAATACCAAAGTTATTGCCAATAATATTAATGTAATTACAATTAATAATATTAATTCCAGCGCCGGCAGTCCAAGAGCATCCTGTCCACATATTGTTCGCAATGTTTGTAGACGCGCACTTTTGAAGTTCTACCGCGGCTTGGCCGACACCAGCGCAGTAGTTGTTGACAATAATCATTGAATTAATTTGATTTTGTTCGGCTGCAACAGCACGTATGCAATTTGATACAGCGGCAGTAAAATAATTGCCGTCAATATGAATATCGCCAATATTACTTGTTGAAGCGGCGGCAATTTGATTTAAATATACGCCAGTTCCTTGTTGACCATCAAATTGACAATTTGTAATCCAAATATCGCCGACACCGCTGTTATTACTAGCTTCCAAGTAAAACTGCGTGTTGGCCTTATAAAAAATACACTGGTTAAAACGCATACCAGTAAGACCACCAGATGCGGAAGTCGCTGCCAAATACATATTGTACGCAGACGCATTTGATTGATTAGATACAAATTGGCAATCAGTCCAAGTCATATCACCAGTAACAATTCCAGTTTCACTACCCCCTGTATCAGTAATTTTTACACAATAATTAAGACCAGAAGTAATAGAACTATTCCAAACAGATACGCGGTTAAAATTAATTAGCCTTGTTCTGTAAATTAAAATGCCGTATTGAAATCCTGTAATGCTTATATCTTCAACAAGCGATTCTTGTAGACCTTGTATAAAATTAGCAGAATTAACATTAAATGTAAGCCCTACTCCCGTGTTTGAATCTGTTGCTACAATTTGAAAACCTCGAAGTGAAAAATCAATTGTGTTGTTTGGTACTGGGGATCCTTCAATAGCTACAACGCCGCCATTTGTAAAATCAAACCCTGTTTTAGCAATTAATTGTGTACCCCCAATTAAAGTGTTCGCACCTTGTACATAAATACCAAACCCTGAGCTAAGATTAATTACCCAAGAACTTGCTAAAGCATAATCCCTTGCGCCTAAATATACATAGCACTGACCGCCAACAGAGTTAAAAGAGTCAAAAATGCAAGTAATACATTTTTGAAACGCTGGTTGGTCATCTGTAGTACCGTCGCCTACAGCCCCGAACCATTCAGGATAAACCACGCGGATGCCCGTAACAGTGCCAGCGCCGCTAAATAATTGTTGATTAATAGGCGCATTAAATTGAGATTGAATTTTTAATGTTTTTCCACTATCAACAGAAAAAGATGCCCCTCCAGTCAAAGTTATAACATTTGCATAGTCAGTTGTTAAATTCGTAGATATTTTATAAATTCCAGCAGGAAAATAAACGTTATTAAAAGCTGTTAGTGCAGCGCTAATAGCTGTTGAACAATCAGTTAATCCGGTATTATCAGCACCAAAATCAAGAACTGATACATTTTCATTAATCTTTGATGCTACAGTTCTTGCTACTGCTCCTGTGCCAGTTTGTTTAGTTCCGATTAACGATGATCCTGTCGAAGCTCCATATGCAATAGCTACATTTTGAATTGATGTAACTGTTCCAGTAACAATTGTTATAGCTCCAAAACTATAAAAAGCCCCTGTAACAGTACCTGTAATTTTATAGCTTCCAGCAGGGACGGCTACACCTGTAGGACTTGCAGCAATAGCCGCTGTAAAAGCGGCTGTGTCATCCGTAACACCATCGCCAACAGCGCCAAAATCTTTAACTGTTGGAAGATCACCAAAACCATCACTAATTAATCTTGGCAAGGCCCCAACTAATGTAATTCCATTTTTAGATGCTTGAAAAGTGCTTGAAGTAGTAACAGATGCTCCAGTAGAGCTTAAACTTAAGCCTGTAACATTTCCATCGCCATCTTGAACTTGTTGTAATGCAGTAGTAATGCCGCCAGGAATCTGCAATAAGCCTGGAAATGATAGATTTTGTTGCTGATTCGCTAGGCTAGACATTCGTTATTCCTCAAATGGGGTATTTCTAATACGTTTTTTAGGGGCTTTACCTTTATCATCCCATTCTTGGGAAGTAAGCCATCCGTCCTTGGATAAAGCTTTATATTCTTGCTCATTAACGGCAATTGTTGAATTGGCGTATGAGTCTTTGTGCATCGAACATGGATAATCGATTGCCATATTTCACCTTAAAGGAAAAGGTGGAGGATTTTACCCCCCACCTTCAGCTTACTATGGGTTATTAGCTGGAATTGCGCCGTAGTTACTTGGTGAAGTTGACATGAAGTCAGTAACAACAGGATAAGAACGGACAATTTGAACTAAATATGTATCCGCAGCAGGCGTTTTAGATGCCGCAGTTGGATTTACATAAGTGATACTGATAGTGTTAGCAGATTTTACTCTTGCACCAGCTATAGCAACACCAGCAGTTTGAGCCGCTGTAGTTGATACCGATACAAAATCACCTACCGCAACGCCAGCAAGAGTAAAATCTTGTTCAGCGGTTGTGATAGTTAAAACCGCAACAGGAGTTACTGCTAACGATACAATAGCTGTAGCACGTATTGACGTAACTGCAACTACATTAGGGCCTGGATTACTCATTTTAAACTCCTATTAACCAGTGATACGGCAAGCCAGCTCAGGATAAACTGTGCTGAAACCATAAAGTACATCAAGACGAGTCGGCAATTGGTCAGAGTTAATATCGTATTGGCGAACCAAACGAATTGACATACCATCAGCAGACGCACGTCCAGCCATATCAACACCTTGTGGCAATAACAGATCAGCAGTACCAAGAGCAAAAGCATCGCGATGGAAAGCGATAGCATTAGCATAACTCGCACCAGCAGAACCGGAAATTACAGTAGCATTGCCAGAAGCAATAGTACCGCCAGTGCTAGTTACGTTTTGGAATTGACCGCTAAAGACAGGTGTTGGTGATACTTGAACAGTTTGTGAAGAACCAGTACCAGTAGTCAACGCAGTTACTACGAAAT